GTAGTTGATACCAATACACAAGAATCAGGTGAGGCACGCCGTGCACGTCAGGATGACCAGCAGGCAAGTCTTCACAGTATCGTGATGTGTGCAGATGCAGCAATTGAACAAGCCATTAAGTATGCAGCGCAGTGGTTAAAGCTGGATTCGACAAAATATTCATTTACGGTTGAACCTGAGTTTATTGTGCAGGTCACGGATATTAATCTTGCAAAACAGCTTTATGAGGGTGCTATTTCAGGGAAAAACTCTTTCCGCACATATTGGGAATACCTGATGACAGGTAAATTACCAGCTCACGACTATCAGGAAGAAGTGAAGCGGGTAGAAATAGAGCGAGATAACACTCCTTTGTAGAGGTGATGTATGGCTTCAAAAGAAGATAAATCATTGATTGAAGTACTTACCCAACATCAGGCGTATTTATATCGGGTGTCTTCTCAATCTGTTAATGAGCTATTAAAAATCTTTAATGATGAGTCAGCATTAATGTTGGCAAAGCTTCGGGATTTGCTTGATGAATTAAATGATTCTGAAAAGATGGCTCTAGCAAGTGGACAGTACACAACGTCAAATCTGAAGGAAGTTCGTGATCTGATTGCTCAGTGGTTTACTGCAATAAACACTGCATTACCTGAAGCTTTCGCTGTTTCTGCTACTGCCTTGGCTGTTTATGAAGCTAATTATACGGCGAAGCTATATGGCGGCAAGATCAAAAAGCCAAATGGTGAAAAGCTATATACAGCAGCTAAAAAAGTACCCTTAGTAGGTGGAGCATTAGTTGATGATCTTCTTTCCAAGATTGCTGAGACTGCACGCCAAAAAGTTGAATATGCAATTCGGGATGGCATTAACTCAGGTAAAACAAATCAGGAAATAGTTCAGCGTATTCGCGGCACCAAGCGGCTTAATTATGAGGATGGGCTTTTAAGTAGCTCTAAGACGGATATTGAACGTACCGTAAGAACAGTTCGTAGTCATGTTGCTAATCAAACGTATTTAGATACTTTCAAGCAGTTAGGTTTTGAGTATGTTCGTTTTATTAGTGTATTGGATGGAAGAACATCTAAGCTTTGTGCTCATTTAGACGGTACTGTCTGGAGGATTGATGATCCGGCAAAACGTGTACCGCCGTTGCATCCTAATTGTCGCAGCGAACTAGTACCAGTTAAAAAAGATGGTCAACTTATCGGTGAACGGCCATTTGTAATGGACGAACGTAGAGTTAAAGACATCCCGAAAGATGAGCGCAGCCAATTAATAGGGCAATTGGATGCAAACACCACATTCAAAGAGTTCTTCATGAAGACAGATAACTTCTTCCAAAAAGAGTGGCTAGGGCCAAAGAGGTACAAACTTTATAAAGAAGGGAAATTTGATTTTGATAAGTTCTTCGATCCAGAGGGGCGGTTATACACATTGGACCAACTTCGAAAGTTGGATGAGCAAACCTTTAAGGAGTTGGGCTTATGAGTGAGTCAAGACATTTAGTGCTAAAGCGTCACCCTACTTTGAAAGGTTATCTGGTTATTTGTGATGAAGAAACTGGACAACCTCTAGCTGGACAAAGAGCAGTACAGATGAATTCTGATGCCTTAAATGGACCCGCAACAATTACTGTAACTTTTGAAGCATATGGTGCTCATGGTGTTCGCTTAGTGAGTGATGCTCCAAGGCCAAATCAAACAAAGGAAATGTAGCGAAAGGTATTACAAATGTCTGAAAAGCAATTCACTATGTCAGATGCTCAATATATTCTGAGCACAAAATTAATTCTGGTGCCATTTCTTCAAATTAAGATTTCAAGAGCCATGGCAATTTATGGTTTTACTTTTGAAAGATTAAAAGCAATTGCACTCATCAATTAGAACTTAATTTTTAACCTTAGCACCTTCGGGTGCTTTTTTAATGCCTTGAGATAAGGCTTTACCCAAATCAAACGAGAGGTTTGAACATGTCATTGCCATTTATTGTTGATTCACTTGATGCAATCAAAGAAGAACACCGAGCTTTATATGTCGAGGAAAACGGGAAGTTTCGCCTTGATTTAGAAGGCTATGAAGATCCAAAAGGTTTGAAATCTGCACTTCAAAGCGAGCGAGATGCTGCTAAGAATGCAAAATTGGAACTTCAAAAACTTCAGAAACAATTTGAAGGAATAGATCCTGAAATTGTTAAGAAAGTCTTTGCTCAAATTGACCAAGACGAAGAAGCCAAATTAATCGCGGAAGGCAAGGTTAACGAAGTGATTCAGAAGCGTACCGAGAAGATGCGTGAAGAACATGAAAAGTTACTGAAGGCTGAAAAAGAACGTGCTGATAAAGCCGAAGCTTATGCACAAAAGTTCAAGCAATCAGTGATTCAGAGCCAAATTGTACAGGCTGCTATTGAACTTGAAGCATTGCCAGAAGCGACTCCTGATATCGCCTTTTTAGCTCAGTCAAAGTTCGCATTAGATGAAAACGGCAAAGCTGTGGCAGTTGATGAAAACGGCGAAGTGGTGATTGGTAAAGACGGTCAGACTCCGATGACTCCAAAAGAGTGGGTTGAGTCTCTACGTGAGCAAAAACCGTATTTCTGGCCAAAACCAAATGGTATGGGCGCACCAGGTAGTAACAATTCAAAAGGTCAGCCAGACATTCTCAAAGCAGATGGCTCGGTAAATATGACCAAATTGGCGCAATTACGTAATGAAAATCCGCAACTAGCTAAAGAGCTAGCGGCAAAACACGGTATTAAACTTTAAGGAGTAAAGCCTAATGGGCGACACAAAAATTGCTGATGTAATCGTACCCGAGTTATTCACTCCGTACGTATTAAATAAAACTGCCGAAAAGTCTGCATTATGGCAGTCTGGCATTGTTGGAGATTTAGATGTAGATGTAGCTTTCGGAACAGAGGGTGGTACTACAGTAAATATCCCATTCTGGAATGATTTAAGCGGTGAGTCAGAAGTACTTTCAGATTCAAAACCTTTATCTGTAAATAACATCACTTCAGGCAAGGACATTGCGATTCTTCATGCACGTGGTAAAGCATGGGGCGCTAATGATTTGGCTAAAGCATTATCTGGTGACGATCCACTTGGTGCGGTTGGTGATCTGGTGGCAGATTACTGGTCGCGTGAGTTTCAAGGTTTTACCGTAAATACCCTTAAAGGTGTATTCGGGGCGGCCAGCATGGCAGGTAATACCCATGATATTTCGGCTGGAACTGGAGCTGCAGCTGTAATTGATGGGGTATCTTTTGTTGATGCTTCTTATAAGTTGGGTGATGCCGTAGATAAATTAACGGCAATTGCAATGCACTCGGCAACCATGGCGGCTTTAGCTAAGCAAGGCTTAATCGAAACTGTTCGAGATGCTGATGGTGTGGTTCTCTACAAAACCTTTATGGACCGTCGTGTGATCGTTGATGATGGTATGCCGGTTGAAGGTGATGTCTTTACCTCTTTCTTGTTTGGCCAAGGTGCGATTGGTTTCCAAGATATTGGAGCACCGGTTGGTGTAGAGACTGACCGTGATAGTTTAGCGGGTACTGACATTCTTATTAACCGCCGTCACTTTGTGCTACATCCTCGCGGCATTAAGTGGGCAGGCGATACAGGTATTGCTCCTAATAACGCTGGTCTAGCAACAGCTGCAAACTGGGAACGTGTCTACGATCCTAAACAGATCCGTATTGTGGCATTCAAGCACAAGATCAAATAACAAAAAGGCGGGTAATACCGCCTTAACTATTTGGAGATCCATAAATGGGACTTTCATCATTTAACCGTGCACGGGAAAGACAACAAATGACAGAAACAAAAATTGCTGAGCTCGAAGAACAACTGGCAACTGTAAAAGGTGAATTTATTGCCTTTCAAAATGATCCTGAGGCAATGAAAGCACGTATTGCTGAACTGGAAGTAGGTGAAGGTGGTCAAACTCCTGAAGATGGCCAAAAGCCCAGTGATACTCAACCGCAACCAATTAACTATGCAGGCCTCAAAGTAGATGAGTTGCGTGCGGTCTTGACTGAAAAAGGCATTGCATTTGAAGCAGGCGCTAAAAAAGAAGAACTTTTAGCATTAATTCCAAAGGAATAAACCATGAGCTTTATCACTGAACAAGAAGCGATAGAACATGTTGAAGGCTTTGATGCTTTATCTGTCAGTGATAAGGCTCAATTCCTCCAAATGGCTGATGCATATCTGTTAGCACGTAACGTAAAGCCTTATGAAGACGTTACCCAAGTACCTGAACCTTTAAAAACAGCCTCCTATCAAATCATCAAGGGCATTATGAAAGGTGATCTATATCAAGGGCAGGAACAGGCACTAAAACGTAAGAAAGTCAAAGCAGATACGGTTGAGACCGAAAAGGAATATCAGGACGGATCAGTAAAGCTTAGTGCGATTGAGCAATTCATTCTTGATTTGATTAAGCCTTACAGCAAACGAAAAGCTGTATTTTTTGTCAGGAAAATCTAATGAGTTTACGTGACGAAATTCAGGAAGATATTGCTGAAGCATTTAATGATGATTTAGCGGACGCCGTTCATACCTTTACGTGTGAACGGATATCAAAAACAAATTGGGATCCTAAGACTGAAACTCATGTTGAAGTTAAAGAAAACTATTCTGGTCGTGGCGTTCTGTTTGGCTCATACAGTCAATATGAGATTCAGACACTTGGAGTGCTGGCCACAGATAAAAAGGCTACAGTGCTGCAGAATGAAGTAACCATGGTGCCGAAAATAGATGATGAATGGCTAACAGCCTTAGGTACTTTTCGTGTCAAACACATTCAACAGGATCCCGCTGCAACTATTTGGAAATGTCAGTTGAGAAAGGTTTAAATACTTGATCTAATATCCCTCTGAGCAGGGGGATATTATGAGTAGAGTCGAAAAAATATATGAAAATATAAAAGCCAATAATGACCATCTTCAGGATGAAGTTCATTTATTTTTCCATTTAGTTATGAATAGTGATTTTGAAGAAATTACCGAATCAAGATTTACTTCAGTTTTCCTAATAAAAATGTTCTATGCATTCTTTAGGGGGGCTAATATAGATATGATCTTAAGTGAAATGAGGAACTTAGAAAATCCAGATATAAATTACAAAAGAATGAAACCACCTACTCTGTTTAAATATATGCCATTGAAGGGTTTGTGGCATAAACACTTTGAACAAATCGGGTTAAGTTCAATGTCTTTAAATATTAAGAGTCAGATCAATTCAAACCCCAATTTTTATAAGGATTTTATAGATATTTATAATGATCCCAATTTAACTTTAAATGAAAAAGTTTCAAAGTTGGCTTACTTAAGCTCTAGTAAGCAATATCTGGATCGTATAGAAAACGGAAAACTAACAGGTGAATGGATTATTTATCATATACACAATCATAAAAATTATTATCTTAATATTGGAAAACATAATGATGGTGATTCCGTTCTGGCAGAGGAAATTAGAGCAATAGCATTATTAGAGTTTCCACAATTTAGAGGCGAAATACCACTTTTTGAATAATTCAAAGCCCACTTCGGTGGGTTTTTTATTGGAGCAAAAATGACTTGGACTGCACTTGAAGTTTATGACAGCGTTCAGGTGATACCTGAAAATGATTTAAAACACCATTCAACATTTCATTGCAAATGCCATCCCAAATATGAGGATGGCATTTTTATTCATAACTCATTTGATGGTAGAGAAGCGACTGAAACGCCTTTACCGAGTTAACAGGTTAAACCATGGTTAATTCTGATTATTTTCCTGAATGGTATATATCGCCATTCCAACATGTGCAGTACACGCTTGCTCGAAATCAACTACACATGGATTTGTTATTTGAAGATATGGATAAAGCCGATCAATTTTTGGATATGGGAGCAGATGCACAGGTTAGTACTTTTTCTGATGGTGCATATGTGATTGTCCAGATCGGGGATACGTCAGAGAAAGATCAAATTCAAGTTTATGGATTGCTTTTACATGAAGCTGTTCATATCTGGCAAAAGATTAAAAAGCTCATGGGTGAACGAGAACCGAGCTCTGAGTTTGAAGCTTATTCAATTCAGGCGATCGCTCAGGATCTCTTTAAGATGTATGAGGAAAGCGAGGTGAATGATGGGATGGAAGGGGAAAAAGCCAACTGAATTTAGTTTTGATGTGGCTAAAACAGCAGAGGAAAAGGTAAAGAAAATTACAATGGATGCTGTTCAGTCTTTAGTGGTTTCAAGTCCTGTTGATACTGGAGCATACCGTGCTTCACATATTGTTTCGGTTGGATCTGGTGACTATGACATACGTGGACCTGAAACTAACCCAATTCAAGATGCTGCTATTCAAGCTGTAAAGATTAAATTGGGCAATTTGGTCTACATACAGAATAACCAGCCTTATGCTGAGCGCTTAGAAAACGGTTGGTCTGATCAAGCGCCGCAAGGTATTTATGGCCTCACGTTTAATTTTATTTCTCAAAAGTACGGTGGCTAAAATGGCAATGACTTTAGAGCAGGCAAGGCAAGCTATTATTGATCGCATGCAAAGCTTTACAGGTATTACGCAAGACAGAATCCAGTATCCAAATTTACCAGGCTTTAATGTACCTAAAGATGGTGTTTGGTGCCGCTTAACGATTGCAGGTGGTCCCAGTTTTACTTCTGGCATTGCAGATAAGCCATGTACTCGCCGTACCGGTAATATCATGATTCAATGCTTTGCACGTCCCAATTCAGGAATAATTGAAATCACAAAATTGAGTGATGCATTACTTGCTCATTTTGAATATTTCACAATCGAACACTTAGAATGTTTGAATGGCCAATCTATTTATGCGGGTAAAGATGCTGACTTCATTCAATACAATGTATCAATAAGTTTTTTAGTTAACTAAAGCACATAACAAACCAATCTTTCACTACCACCTCATCGGTGGTTTTTTTATGTCTATAGGAATCACTTATGAGCAATTTTGTTTTTAAGCGTGGTGACACATTCAACTTGAACTTGCAGCTGGTTGATATGGATGAAACCCTGCAGTATCCACCTGATGATGTTCGCCGTGCCATCGATCTAACAGGCTACACGTTTACATCGCAAGTTAAATCGTTGGTGGATGGAACAGTGGTTGCAACTTTGACTTGTGCAGCTTTAAGCCAGAGCACACAAAAGGGTTGGCTTAATGTGAAATCTGGAGCAAGCACAGCTGCTTGGCCCGTTGGTTTGTGCCAAATGGATATTAAAGCGGTAGTAAGCGGCAACACTCAACACACCGAAACTTTGACTTTCCAAGTGATTGACGGAGTAACAGCATAATGGCAAATCTTGTTTTTAAATTTAGTTGGGATCATCGGCCATTCCCTTATAACTCAGCTCAGGGCAAGCGGCAATTTATGCTGCCATTCGCGTCGGGCATTCCCAATCTAGCACCCAACTTTTCGCAAGTCCAAGGAACAGCGGCAATCTCTCAAGGTGGTACAGGGGCAACCACTGCAGCAGAAGCTCGAAATAATCTTGGTGCTGCTGAAAAAGGTGTAAATACTGACATTACTGAACTCAAAGGCTTAACTACAGTGCTTTCTATTGCACAAGGTGGAACGGGTGCTTCTTCTGCAGCAGGTGCTCGTTTAGTTCTTGGGTTGGGTGATAATGGTACACAAGGATTCTCGGGTAGCAAAACTAGTGAATTATTTGACAAGGTATCAGTCTCTCAATGGGTTGCTGCGCTCGGCGATAACAAGTTTGCATTTATTTCGAATGGTGATTGGCAGGGCGGTAATGTAAATAACCCTTTAAATATGCCGAATCGATATGGATCATTAATGTCATATTTGGGGTCAAACTCATACGGAACTTATTCTTGGCAAATGTTTAAGTCAGTAGTTGGAGGACTTCTTTATTATCGATATGGTGCAGGAAATGATGTCTGGTCACCATGGGGGCATTTTAAAACTAGTTTTAATACCTCAGTCGATGCAAATGGATTCTTAAAGTCAGCATCACCAGTTGTGAAGTTATTTAAGGATCATATTGAGCTAAATAGTGATGCAGAAAAGCAGCCTATTGAATTTAAGAAAGTCGATGTAGGCGACTATTTACTTAAAGGCTCTTTAGGCTTTGCTCAAGAAGGTTGGTATATCGAAGTACCTAAAGACGCAAACGGCAACACAATTGTCGCTGTAGTGTATGACACCTTAGAAAATGGTGATCTATCCATCAAGACTTACAAACGTAAGTTTGATTTTGAACTTGCTGCTGTAGTTGCAGACTTGGAATTACCTATAGATATTCCAGAAGGTCGCTGGATTGATATTCGCTTGCATGAAGAACCTGAACCAGAGCCTGAGCCACCTACAACTGAAACACCTTTTGATTTCCAACCTACAAACTTATCCGAGGCTGTAGCTGCTGCAATGGTTGGGGTAGAACCGCCAGAAATCTCAGACACAGACGAAACACTTTAACAACTCGCTATTTTAGCGGGTTTTTTTACGCCCATTTTTTATAACTGCCCGCAGATAAAGCGGGTTTTTTTATGCCTAAATTTTGGAGAACTATAAATGAGTTCAGGCGCAAAAATTCGATTATATGCTTGTGAGGAAGCAGTATTAGGGACGACTCCAGCAAACCCAATTTGGTACACGGTTCGCCGTATAACGGATGGCCTATCTGAAAATGTCTCTACTGAAGAAAGCAGCGAAGTAGTAGACTCACGTTTCCGTCAAGGCGGTGTAGTTACTGAAGCGGAAGTTGCTGGTCAGTTAGAGTTTGAATTGTCACTTGGTACCTTTGATTTATTCTTAAGTGCTTTAGCATTTAATAACTGGGCAACGAATAGCTTAACCATTGGCGGTAATGTACGTAAGTCTTTAACGCTGGTTAAAGTTTTTGAAGATATTGGGCAGGTGTTTATCTACCGTGGTGTGCAGGTCAATTCTGGTGAAATTACCATTCAAACAACCGGGAAGATCACTGGTAACTTTGGTTTAGTAGGTAGCTCGTTTACTCGTCAGCAAACGAACCCTGTAGTGAATCCGGTTGCAGCTTCGACTCGTCCGCTTGTCAGTATGCCGAACGTGGAAAACTTGCTTGTAAACGGCCAGTCAATTCAAGGCAAAGCATGTCTACAGTCTTTGACCATTTCTATTAACAATAACCTTGAAGCAATCCGTTGTATCGGCTCAGGCAAGTACACACCAGAGTTCTACATTGAAAAGATGATGGATATTGAAGCGAATGCTTCTTTCATGTTCTCGTCAACTTCAGCAGGTTGGATTGATGCCATTAAAACCCGTGATGTATTTACACTGACCTTTGATATTAGAGACAGCAAAGGCAGTAAATACTCGTTTAACTTCCCTCAATTAGAAGTGATGGAAGCTAATCACCCGGATGGTGGGGGTGATGACATCATTACAGTAGACATCAACTTTGCCCAAGTTCGTACAGCGCCAACGATTGTACGTGCTCTTGTGTAATCAGCTTATTCAGTAACAAAGCCTATGGAATCCCATGGGCTTTTTTATTTCTAAAAATTAGAGGTTGTTATGGCTTTAAAAGTCGGAATTATTAAAAGCTCGGACGTATCAAAATGGTGTGAATACAAGGGGGCTGATGGCGAAGTACAGGCAGAGTTCAAAGTCCGTGGTATTGCCTATAAACCTTTTCAGGTAGCGATTGAACGAGCAGGAAACCAGATCTCGTCTAAAGGCTATGATGTGATGGTCAAAGATGAAAATGCCAAGCTTTACCATGAACTTTTAATGGATGCATGCGCAGCCCACTTAATCGAAGACTGGAAGGGCGTAGTATTTGCAGAGATCGTAGACGGTAAAACGGTCGAGTCCGAAAAACCTTATACACCTGAGAATGCCTCAAAGCTTCTTAATCTTGGTGATATTGGTATTTCAATCTGGCTATTCATTAAAGAACAGGCCCAGAAGATTCAGGAAGAAGCCGACAAGGACAAGGCTTTAATTCTGGGAAAGTCATCGAGCTCTATAAGTACCAAAAGACCTATGCGTCAAAAACGCCGCACGAAATCGAACAAATCAAGTTCTTAGGTGGTCGTATTCCTGATCCGCCAGAATATTCTTATGTGGCTGATTCCATTCTTTCGGCATTTAGCACTATATGCAGATCCAGACGGTACGAGCAGAGCATCCCGTTATCATTAGATCAGCAGGCAATCAATGTCTATGCAGAGCATAATGATTTACCAGTAGCTGCTCATATCTTTAATGACTGTATCTTTACACTCGACGATATGTTCTTGGATGAGGCGCATAAGAAGTCTAGTAAAAAATAACAGCCACTAGTAATGGTGGTTTTTTATTGCGCCTTTATTAACCAATTGTTAAATTACCCTCAAATATGAGGGTGTTTTTATGTAGAGAAAAGCCCCGGAGGGCTTTTTCTTAAAAGACTACCAACCACCTGAAATTCGCAAAGCACCCGCTAGCATTCCCGCTTCCATCAATGGATGAAACCAACGGTCGCTATAATGTTGATTACCTGTTGTGTAGCTTATGGTTTTTAAATCATCACTAATGATTTTTCTATTAAGAGGTCCTCTTAAATCCATTGCCCGAGTAAGTTTTAGAACTGCAATATTGGTTTTAAAAGCATATTCTGCTAAGTAGTGTCCTTGCTCATTGTTAAGCATGTGTATTGCACGATAGATCTGACTAGTCGCAAAGTTTTGGGTAATAATTGCATCAATAAGGTTCTTAAGGAGTTTAAATTGATCTTCATCAAACAAAGAACCTTGTTTTTCAGCCTTGCTGTACATAGCAATTAAGTGGTGAACATACTCCACAGCCACAGGTATTACATCGTATGGAATTTCATCAATATGCTGAACATTGAAACGCTGATGAACTAATTTATAAGCATCGCTGTAATTCAAATGCTTAGTTTTAGCTACAAGAAGATTTACAGCATTGGTTAGGGGTTCACGTTCTGATTTGTGGGTTTTAGCTAAAATCTCTTTACGGACAAAATAGCAATCCTCAAGTTGCTCAAAAACTTCCCATGCTTGGTCTGTATCCAACATTTTGGCGTGACGAGCAGCCCCTCGTTCTGTCCATAAGATAAGGGATCGAGTTTTATTTGAAATTGCAGGGAAATTTGCAAGTGACTTTAAGTCACCTACAAATTTTTTCAATTCTTCACCAATAATTTTGAAGAAGTGTTTACCTTCTACAAACCGCTCTTTATTTCGAGAATAGTTTTGTTTGATGTTGTCTGTATCGGTTCCATAGAAATCAGCAAGCATTGCTGTAGTAACAACTGGAACAGATTTGAAGTTAACAATTGATATTTTGGTATCGTTGATTTGTGCTATATTAGACATGTCTTAAATCTCCATTGGTTTAGACGTAAACCCCTTGCCTGATTTCGACGTCTGCAAGGGGTTTTCTTTTTCATGGCTTTTAGCCTTGATGAAGTCATCTTATTTAATATCTTTTATTGTGTCAATTCTTTTTGTTGTGCTAACACAAAAAATAGTAATTATCTTTTATTGTGCTACAATATTTTAAAATTTAACTTGTGGTGCAGCAATGGAAGTAAAGAATAATGTTGCCTGTTTGCGTGAAAAAGCAGGATTAACGGTTTATGAACTATCAAAGCGATGTGGTTTTGTTAGTGGCAGCAGAGTTTTATCAAACTATGTGACAAGAGCTGAGCAAGGACATTCTGTCAAGGTTGATACAGCCTTACTTATATATAAAGAACTCAAAAAAGCAGGTGTGTGTGAAAATTTTGAGGATGTATTCTGGCTTGACCACACGGACTAGTGGTCAAACTGCCTTTTTAATTTCATGATGACATTATTTTATCCATTTGTTAAATTGTGTGAGATTAATAACAAATGGATTACATTATGAAAAAATTATTGGCTACTGGATTATTGAGTTTGGGATTAGTTGGGTGTGCTACCACACCTCAGCAACCATCAGAACCTGTAAAATTTGAAAAGGTTTATCAAATAGATGGATTAAAGCAAGGGCAAATTTATGATGGCGCACGTCAATGGTTTGCTACAGCTTTTCGCTCGGCAAATGCAGTAATTCAGTATGAGGATAAGACTACGGGTTCAATTATTGGCAAAGGTAATATGCCATACCGTTGTTCTGGGTTTGCTGATTGTATGACTGTTACTGCTGGTGATCGAGTAGATTTCACAGTGCGCGTAGATACAAAAGATGGGAAAATGAAAGTAAGTTACGATAATCTTACTCACTATAAACCAGCACAGGTAATTAGCGGAGTTCGCTATAGTGAAACCAATCGTACTATTACCGAAAATTATCCATCAGCTAAAATAATTATGGATGAATTAAATAAATCATCTGATGAAATGGCTGAAAAAATCAAAACACAGCAAAAAGCTAATGCGGACTGGTAATTAACATGAGCACTCATGGCATGAGTGCTCTTATTTTATTAAGTATTACATTGTAGTGATTAATATGAAAAAACTTATTTTATTATTGGCATTGGTTTTATTTCCTGTAATAGCTTTAGCTAAGGGGCTTGGTTACAGCAATACTCAGTGGGGAATGAATCCCGAGCAGGTGGTCAAGGCTGAAAAAGGCAAGGCGCAAATTATTAAACCAAAGAAATATGACTCTGGTTTAAGTAAGGTGCAGATAGAAGATCTAGAAATTGATAAAAGTAAATATACGGTTAATTTTATTTTTGATAATTCAGATCATCTAATAGAGACAATAATTACTAGCAATGAAAAAGAGAGTGCTGGGATTATTAATCTGCAATTTGCCTCATTAAATAAGTTGCTTAGTCAAAAATATGGAAAACCTCAGTTTAGTGATGAAAAGACTGTAACTTGGAAAACTAATAGCACTACTATTGAGTTAAGCCGAATTGCAATTGCAAGTATTTCATTTGCTCAGGTTAGTGTGAGTTATTACCCTAATAGTAAAGCAAGTGCAGATGCTTCAAAATTATAATTTTCTTGGAAGTAAAAAAGCACCCTAGGGTGCTTTTTTAATACCCAAAACAAAACCCCAGTAGCGCTAACTACTGGGGTTTTTGCATTTCCACCAACCGACGAAAGCAAGAGGAAAAATAATTCTATATGGAGCATTTTAAACCAATAGTGGAGCTTATGAAAGTGTCTATTGAAAAATATGGGTTGTGGCAAACAATACTAGCCTTTTTAATATTGTTTTCTATACCAATTCTAATCTGGAAATTACCAGAAATCATCGCAGCAATTAAAGCATAAACCGACCCTAAATGAGGTCGGTTTTTTTGTCCAATTTTTATAGCTCGTTTTCGCGAGTATTTATTGCCTAGAGGAAAGTAAAAAATGGCACAAGAATCACGTCTCGTCATTGTAATTGATGCTAAAAATGCAGAGCGTAATGCGCGGAATCTAGGCAATGAACTGGATAGCATTGAGCGTAAAGGTGATTATGCTTCTAAGTCTATGGATGGCTTATCTGTAGCTACTCGAGCACTAGCTGGGTATATGGCTGGGCTAGTAACAGTAAGTGCTGCCATTTCTAAGATGGACACTTATACAGGACTCCAAAACCGTCTTAAGTTGGTCACTAATAATCAAGTTGAACTAAATAAAGCAACGGAAGACACTTTCCGAATTGCTCAAAAAACCTATTCAGCATGGGATTCTGTTCTACAGGTCTACCAGCGTTTTAGTGATAATGCCAAAACTTTAAACCTCACAATGGATGACACAGCACGTTTAACTGAAACAGTTTCTAAAGCCGTAGCAATTAGTGGTGCAAGTGCAGAAGCTGCTGATGCTGCTTTAGTTCAGTTCGGGCAGGCCTTGGCAAGTGGAACGTTGCGTGGAGAAGAACTTAATTCTGTAATGGAGCAAACCCCAGCATTAGCTAAAGCAATTGCTCAGGGTATGGGTATTACTGTAGGTGAGTTACGATCTGTAGCCGCTGAAGGGAAAATTACTTCACAAGAAATCGTTAAAGCGCTTAAAAATGTTCAAAATGATGTAGATGCATTATTTGCTAAAACTGATATTACAATTGGACAATCATTAACTCTACTTAATAATGAAATTACTAAGTTTGTAGGCGAAGCTGGACAAGGAAGCGGCGCAGCTCAAGCATTATCAGGTTCAATTCAGGTTTTAGCTGAAAATTTAGAATCAATTTCTTATGTTGCGATCTTGGGTGGTACAGCATTGCTCACTAAAGCGATTGCAACACAAGTGTCAGCTTTAAATACCAAATTAGGATCATTAGTTGCTAACAATGCAGCTACCCAATTGCAAAAGCAAAAATCGATAGAAAGTGCAAAAGCTGCCTTGGCTGAAGCTGAGGCACATTTAGCGAATGTAAGAGCAACAAATGCCGAAACACAAGCTAAATTTGGAGCAAGTGCTGCTAGCGCCAGATATGTACTTGCAGCCAATAATGTAGAGAAAGCAACCAAAGCGGTCACAGCAGCTCAGGGTAAAAGTGCTTCAATGGCAAGTTTAGTTAGTGGAGCGTGGGGCTTAATTGGTGGCCCAATCGGAGCAATCACATTAGGAGTAACAGCTTTGGCTGCTACTTATATGTATTTCTCAAGTAAATCTGCAGAAGCAACAGCAAAGTTAAAAGAGCAGGCTGAAGCGGCAAAATTAACTAAGGAAGAAATCAAGGCTCTAAATGATGAACAACGTAAGGAAAAATTAGGTGATTTAGCAGCGACAATAAATGATCAAAACAAAGCTTTGGAAAAACAAGAATTAGCAGTCGGTTCAGCATTAATCAATATCCAGAACTATGCTGTAGGTAATGCTAAAGTAGCTGAAATTTCGAATAAAGCACGTCTTGGTACCATTTCCTATACTGAAGCAATTGAGCAATTAAAGAATCAGAAGATTCCTTCTGATTTAATGGATGCACTGCTCAAACAAGTGAATGCCTATGATGAAGCGGCAGAAACTGCAGCCAAGACCAAGCAAACGTATAACTTATTTGGTATAGAAGTAACGCTTGCAGGTAATAAGGCTGAAAATGCCATTGTTGGCGTTGATAAAAACACTAAGTCCTTAACTGAGAATGAAAAGGCCGCATTAGCAGCTAAAAATGCACAAAAGAAGTATGCTGATTCTCTTTTCGATCGTGAGTTTGATGCATATCTTACTAAAGGATTACTTGCTAAAGGGTATTCTCCTGACCAAGTAAAACAAATGGTAGAAACTGCAAATTGGGCGCGAAAAGAAGGGGTTGATATCACGAATGAGTTGTATCAGAGAGGCTTAAAAGCTTTAGCTATTGATGAGGAAAACAAAAAGGTAATCGATGCCAAGAATAAAGCATTAAAGGAAACTACGAACGAGCTATCTAAACAGCAAAAACTATCTAAACGTCTTGTAGGTGTATCGGGTAAATCAGGGATTGGTACGGGTCCTCATCTTGATGTTCGGTATGGTGGCTCAATGTCTGGCCAGAAAGTATCGAATGAACATCTAGCCCGATTACAAGCAGGTGGCAAACCATTGTCATCTTACAAGATCAGTTCAAATTATGGTCCACGAAAAGCCCCTACCAAAGGGGCTTCTTCATTTCATAAGGGTATTGATTTTTCAATGCCTGAAGGCACACCGATCACGACCAATGTCGCCGTGAAAGATATCAAGACATGGTATGACAGCAAGGGTGGTGGTTATGTCAGTGAAGTGATCTTTGAGGATGGAGTGTCTCTTAAGTTGCTTCATCAATCGCCAAAGATGCAGAGCAAGGTGAAAGGTGGTGCGAGTAAGGGCAGTGATAGAGCAGCTGGTGATATTCAATCTCAACTTGAACGTCAACAGGATCTGCAACGGTCACTTGAAAATGAGGTGGCTAGTGAAGTCGGACGGATTAATAATAATAGAAATGCAAGATTGGAGGATGTTGATAAAGCAAACTTTAGCCCGGAACGTACTGCAGAAATAAAGGCGGAAATAAATCGTCGTGCCGATAATGATATTGCTATAGCCAAACAAGCCCTTAGAACGAAATTGGAAGACTACAAGGAATTCCAGAAAACTGAAAAACAGTTACTTGAAGAGAGCTTTAACCGTAAAAAGTTCAATGCAGCTCATGACATTGAATTAAGTAAGTCTGAGCAGAAGCAAGCCGTTGAATTGCTGGAACAGCAAAAACAGCAAGAGTTAGGGTTATTAAAACTAGCTCAGGAACAGCGGTTGTTTCAAGCTCGTTTATCATTGCTTTCGGAAACGCAAGCCATGCAGGAACGTTACAGACTCGAACGGGAGGAAATTCTTAAGAATACCAAGCTTTCTATAGAAGAGCGACAAAAGCTAATCGCATTATCTAAAGCCAGTCAGGATAAAGAGACACGCGATAAAGTGAATAATGCTGTTCAAAACTGGGGTGGTATCCAAGCGGATATGAATGGTACCGGCGAGTTTTTCAGACAAGATCAGGAACGATTTAGCCGCTTAAATGCTGCAAATGATTTAGCAGATAGTCAGTTTGCTGCTACTGATCTGAATGAGCAAAACTCTTTAGATGGTCTTGATGCTCAAATGGAAGCAGGGCTCATTAAGCAACAGGATTTCGAAAACCGGAAAACAGCTATCATTCAAGCTGCTCAAGATCAACGTAATCAGATTGCTGCCGAATATGCTCAGAATGCTCAGGATATTGAAGATAAGTATCAACAAGATCGTCTGAATACCATAATTGCTTTTGGTGGGAACATGATGGGTTCACTCACATCGATGTTTGGTTCAATGTTTGGTGAGCAATCGAAAGCATATAAGATTATGTTCGCTGCAGATAAAGCATATGCGATTGCAGCTGCAGGTATTGCCATTCAGCAAAATATTGCAGCAGCTTCAAAAGTAGGTTTTCCTCTTAATTTACCGTTGATTGCTGGGGCGGTTGCTCAAGGCGCTAGCATTATTGCAAACATCCGTGCAATCAAAGATCAAGGCTTTGCTGATGGTGGTTACACTGGTCGAGGTGGGAAATATGAAGTTGCTGGAGCTGTGCACAAAGGCGAGATTGTATGGTCCCAAGAAGACATTAAAAGATGGGGCGGTGTTGGCTTAGTCGAGAAAATGCGTAAGAGTGCAAACCCTGAAGCTTTTCTCAATAACAATGCCTCAGCTGATAGTGTCATGCGCCGTGCAATGATGAGCTCTAGTGCCTTTATAGAAAGCCAAAAGCAAGCTGACATCTTTAATCAACCGGTTCAAGATACTCAGATTATCTATAAAGGTAATAGAGACACACCTAAGTTAGCGTCTTCGGCAAATTCCGACTTATTCCATGATGGCAAGGTCTACTTCTCATCTAATGGTTTAGTTCAGGATCGTTCAAATCTGGATGATGTTCAGGATTTTACTTTAGGACGTACTTCACGCCCTCAAGCTGAAATTATGCCTTCAATTGAGCCTGCTTCACCGACAATCAATTTTAAAATTGAAGTGATTAATCAGGTGAGTGGTGCGACAGTTGAAGCCGAACAACTGGATGAGCAAACTGTCCGGATCATTGTTAAAGATGAATTGGATAAGCAGCTTCCAAGAACGGTACCTAAGCTTGTAAGTGATCAAATCGCAAATCCAAACTCAACCATTAGTCGGTCTTTGACTGAGAATACGACAGCAAGACGGAATCGTTAATCAATAAAACCACCTTTCGGGGTGGTTTTTTATTACCTGAAGGAAAGTTATGTACAAGTTAAAGCTAAATCCTCAGACCAGCGGCTATGGCGTAACACCAGGTGATGATGTGAAACGTCAGCAGATGGATGGCGGTCGTGGTCGCTATTACATCGATGTAAAACGTAACAGCCACATTGTTGATGTGAACTGGAATTTAAGTAAAACCGATTTCAATAGAATGATGGCTTTCTGGCGGATCTACCAGAATAAGCCAGCCTCATTCTATGCGGATCTGGTGATTGATCAGGGAGCACGTCAGCAATATCTATGCAATTTCATTCCCAACTCGTTCAAGACCAATGAAGTGAATGGCAACCTTTACCGGGTAAATGCACAGCTCGAAGTTGTTCAAAACCAACCTAACCTTGCTGCAGATATAGCATTAATTAAAGATTGGGAGGTCTAATGGATAACGAATATGCCAAATTCTTTTTCAATCGAAAAGTTGATGTCTATCAATTGGAGTGTATTGAGCTTTCTCATCCTTCTTTTATGAATACATACCGAATAGTCCGTAATGATGACCGAGGTGTTTATGTTCAACATAAGGAGGGATCCGGTCAGGTCTATTATGAATTTTTGCCAGCATCTATTCAAAGATCCGGAATGCTGGGTGATCTGGACCAGACATTAACCGTTTCTATCTCTGGTCTAGGTGATGTGATGCCTGATGAGTTTGAACGGGTAATCGAAGGGCAATATCCAGATGTAAAGCCAACCGTAAATTACCGTATTTACAGTTCAGACAATCTGAACTCTCCAATGTTTTATTTACTTGGACTGCAACTCTCCAGTGTTGCCATGAACCATAAAGCTGTGACATTCAAGGCTGAATCGCCGCGATTAAATACTGCGAAGACTGGAGATATTTTTGCATTGGATCGCTTTAGTGGTCTGAAGGGAGCTGTATGAAAAGTCATGATCATTTACTTGATAAGCAATACGATGAAGAGCAGTACAACTGTGTACATTTTGCCCATGAAGCTGCTTTAGATTTATATGGAATAGATCGGCGTGAAGCTTTGGATTTATTCATGCAACCTAAAGGTAAAATTACATTCCTACCATCAAGATTAAAACTCTTAAATCCGCTGCCCATGCCCAAGGAAGGCTGCATAGTCGCCTTCCATCCCAGACAAAGAAATAAGCCCCCGCATGTGGGGCTTTTTCGTGGGCAAAAGATTCTGCATCTCATGGAAAGCGGAGTCACTTATTTGCCTGAAGAGGTTGTGATGGGAATGGGGTTTAATCGGGTCAGTTATTATGATTAAAGTTATTTATAAAAAAGACGCTTTGTCTGAAGAAAAGACAATTGAGCAGGCTCAAACCATTGGGCAATGGCTCACTTCAAAATATGAACATATGCCTGAGCATGTCCGTATCTTTCATACCACAAGCAATATGGATCATGCGGAAATTTCATTTGCGAACGAAGTCACACCGAAGAATGCTTATGAGTTAAAGCAGCTTGATTTCTTACCGGGTACTTTTATCGTAGTTGAGAACCCAAAATGGGTCGCTGCTATTGTTTCGATTGTGATTAGTATTGCGATCGCATTTTTAATGCCGACTCCATCGATAGCCCAGACTACTCAAAATACTAACCAGTCTTCTTCGGCAAACAATGAACTTTCTAACCGTGAAAACAAGATCCGGGTGAATGGTCGTATTGCTGATAACTATGGAGCTGGGTGGAATACTCCCGACCTAATCGCAGTACCTTACAAGGTATATGAAAATAACGTTGAAGTTGAGCATGTAGTGGGCTGTATTGGTCGTGGACACTATAAAATCAATGGAGCTTATGACGGTGAAACCAATATTGTCGATATTGCCGGTGCATCGGTAGAAGTCTATCGACCAGGTGTCGATATTGTCTCGGGTGAGCCATATTTCTCGCTTGGTACCGAAATTACAACTCCACCCTTAACGGTTCAGCATCAAACCTCTGTTAATGGCCAAGTTCTCCGTCCAGCAGATACACAGTCTTTAGAAGGTGCGAACTACCTTCATTTTGCATATCCAAACGAGATCCTGCGAGCATCTGCAAACAATACTGATTTAACAACTAAATTTGTTAGTAATGACCGGGTAGAAATCACAAATGCTTCGTTTACTTACAACGGCCAGACTTATGATTTAAATGGTACATATAGCGTTCTATCGGTAGCTGATGACCGTATGGCATTGTCTAATCCGGCTGCGGTAAACCCCAATTGGCTAAAGCTAAAGGAATTATCAAATCAGCAAACTGGTGCTTTATCTCCAAAGCTTTCATCTATTGGCGAGAAGTGGATTGGGCCATTCATTCTAGACAATGTCGAACGAAGTCGGGTGCTATGTAACTTTGTTGCTAGTAATGGACTTTACACAGTTTCTTCAGGTGGAAATCAGGGAGCTGTAAACGTCACGATTGAAGTTGAAGTAACGCCGGTTAATGAATCTGGTGCAGCCATTGGCAATCCAATGCTGAAGCAGATCATCCTAAAGGGTTCAGCAAAGTCACGTCAGACAGTTGGTGCAACGCTGGATATGGTGACATTTCAAGGTCGCTGTAGTGTCCGCGCACGCCGTTTAACACCAACACCGGCGGTTACAACGGTAGTAGATGAAGTAAAGTGGCAGGCGCTTTACGGTGCTTATCCTTTACAAAGCACAGTGTATGAGCATGAAACGGTTTTTCGTGCACGTACTTATGCAACCACTGGAGCTTTATCTGTCAAGTCCCGTAAGATCAATTTCGATCTTCAGCGAATGTTGCCGACTTATAAAAACGGGGCAATGACAACAGAGCTATATCCAACGTCTAGCTTTGCTGATGCTTTGGTATCTATGGCACTGGACGACAAGATTGGCCGCCGTACGATCGACGAAATAGATCTGGAAAACATCTATCGGACTTATAACGATGTAGTTGATTATTTTGGTACGCCACTTGCGGCTGAGTTCTGTACCACTATTGATGATACAAACCTGTCTTTTGAAGAGCTGGTTACCAATCTTTGTGATGCCGTATTTTGTACCGCATATCGGCAAAACAATAAGCTCAAGCTTTATTTTGAACGGCCAACTGATAACTCGGTAATGCTGTTTAACTTCAGGAATATCATTCCGGATAGTTACAAGCATGACCTTACCTTTGGCGTGATGGATGACTACGATGGACTGATCTATGAATACACGGATCCGACCGACGATAGTCGTATCAATATCTATTTGCCAGACAAAGGAGCAAAGAACCCGAAAGAAGTGAAATCCGTTGGGGTGCGAAACAAGTGGCAAGCTCATTTCAATGCTTACCGGCTTTGGAACAAACTTCGCTTCCAGCGTAAATCCATCACCTTTGATGCGGCGCCTGAGTCTGAATTGCTTGTGCTACGTGACCGTATTGCCGTAGCGGATTACCGCAATGGCATCCATCAAAGCGGGGAAGTGGTACAGCAAGAGGGTTTAATTCTCACCTTAAGCCATGATGTTGATTTCATAGCAGGCAAGAGCTATGTGATTTATCTGCAAATGGGGGATGGTACCGTGGACCTGATTCCCGTTACGCCGGGTTCAGCCAAGAACAAAGTAGTTTTAGGCCGTTTACCGAACGGGGCCTTAAAGCTTAGTCCTGATGATTTTGTAAATACTATCTACACGGTGGTTAATGACGATACCAAAGGCTCATTGCCTTATCTGGTAGCGAAAAGAGAACCGGCTGACCAGTTCTCTAATACCATTACTGCAATTAATTACGATGAACGTTATTACCTCAATGACAAGGACTTTATTGATGTACCGGTTGATGATTCACCGATCTACATTCGATATGACCAGCTTGATATTAATCTCGCACGTTTATATCAAATGCAAAGAGGTGATTTACCAACGACTGGAGAAATTAGCTTTGTAGTTGAAGCTGGTGCGCTGGTTTCAAGCTCAAGTTCTTATCGACCGGAAACCAGATTTGTCTATAAATTCGACTATAAGTCTAGTCCTGCAAAACGAGAGTATATCGTTCCAGCTGCCTCAGAATTACCGGCGATAGATACAGGGGAGTTCCCGCCTGATCTGGTGGTGAATCTAACCATTAAAGGTGCTGTTGTTGGACGTGGTGGAGATGGCGGGTTGCCACATTTAGCTTACGGAGATTGGGAAAAAGATTCTGACTTCAATTTTACCAAAACCCGCCGTGATGGGTTTCAGGGAGCACCCGGTTTGTTGAACCGGCACAGCAAACTAAACCTGATTATCGATGGAGGGACGTTAGCTCGAGGCGGCTCAGGTGGTGGAGCAACACCAAGTGGTATTTACACTGGATCATCTTATGGGGTTCAGGGAATTCCCGGTGGTGCTGGAGCACCATTTGGTCGGGTCATGACTGGACAGCCGATTTCAAATGACTCACAAGATTATCGCCTCTATCTGGAGAGTTATTTATTGGTTATGAAAATCACTGATGCTGAAGCTTCGGTACCCGGTAAAGGTTACCGAACCCAAAATGACCGTTATGGGTCTCCATTATCAGGTGATGGTGGAAACTGGGGCGAACGTGGTACCAAGTCTACCAATGATGGAACATGGAATTGGCAATACCATGGAACGACTGAAGGTCAGCCGGGGCCGGGCGGACCTGCAATTGTTGGGGTGGCACCGCTAACAACTCAATTGATTAACGGAGGGAAAATCTTACAAACCCTTTAAACTTTAAAAAAACTTTGAGCACCCAATTCGGGTGCTTTTTTATTGTCTGAAATATCTGGAGAAATTTATGGAACCAGTTTCCACTAGCGGTTTTACAGCACTTTTAAAATTATATGGGGTTGCAATCATGGTGACTTTAGCAGTCGGCTTGGTTGCAGCAGTTGTATTAATGACTCGTATGCCACGCTCACCACAAGAGTGGGCAGTTGGTTTGATCTGTACGGTTGTATCAAGTTTGGCTGGCGGCTCATTCATTATTGTGAAGTGGGGACTTCATGAATGGGTTACTGATGTATGGGGGATGATTGCTCTAGGTGGGTTCTTCTTTGTTTGTGGTTTACCCGGTTGGGCTTTAGTCCGTTGGATTTTTAATTTTATAGATAAACAGGAAGGTAAAACGATCGTTGAAGTGATCAAAGAGTTTAAGAATGCCAGAAAAGACATTGAAAACAGTTAATACCGCCTTCGGGCGGTTTTTTTATATCTGAAGGAAACCGAAATGAATATTGAAAAATATCTTGATGAATTAATTAAGCGTGAAGGCGGGTATGTAAATAACCCAGCTGATCGGGGCGGTGCAACTAAGTATGGAATTACTGAAGCAGTTGCTCGAGCAAATGGATTCAAAGGCAATATGCGAGATTTACCGCTTGATGTGGCTAAAGCGATTTACAAGAAGCAGTATTGGACAGCTCCGCGATTTGACCAAGTAAATGCTGTTTCTTCTGCTGTAGCTGAAGAGCTTTTAGATACTGGTGTGAACTGCGGCACCAGCTTTGCTAAACCACTTTTACAACGTGCTTTAAACCTGCTCAATAATCAAGGTAAAGCTGGTTGGCCTGATTTGAAAGTAGATGGTGTTTATGGCTCGGCTACACTGGGTGCTTTAAAAACTTATTTATCAAAACGCGGGAAAGACGGCGAGAAGGTGTTAGTACGCGTGCTCAATATCATGCAAGGTCAACGCTATATTGAAATTTGTGAACGTAATCCAAAACAGGAACAATTTTTCTATGGCTGGATTTCTAATAGAGTGGTGATTTAAATGACTCAAGCAGAAAAAGTAACTGAGCTTACTCCTTATCTTGAGTACTGGAGCAGTGGCATCTATATGTTTAAGTGCCCGGGTTGTAAATATTTACATCCATTTCATGTGAAAGAAGGTGCACATCATAATGGCAGTACTTGGGGTTTTAATGGCGATATAAATAAGCCAACGTTTACACCTTCTTTACTTGTTAATGACCATTGCCCAGCGAGTCGCTGTCATTTGTTTTTGACTGATGGAAAGATTCAATTCTTATCAGATTGTCATCATGAGCTCGCTGGACAAACTGTCGACATGGTACCGATAGATGTTTAAAGTTTTATTGCTGTGTATTCTGCTTTCCGGATGTTCAGCTCATACGATCAATAGTAATGTGAGTGTAGCCATTTGTGTAAAAGCCCTCTAAGGAGGGCTTTGTTTGAGAAAATATTTGCTCATTTTTAATAAAATCAATTGATTTTGAGCAAAATTATTCACATTTAAAAACTAATCTTGTTTATTAGTTTCATTCTCAACTTTGACAAACATAACGTTTAAAGCGCCTTTCCTAAATGGAGACTCATACGTCACCGCTTTATAATTAGGAGGCAAAGTTGTTTGCAAAGAGGTTACCGCCGTCGCAGTAGCATTAGGTCCAACTCTGCAAATGAGCTGTTGATCCGAAGGTGTTGGTGTCGGCTCTTTCTTTGTGCCAAATAATTTACTTAAGAAACCCATAACATCCATACTTCCTAATTTTATGCATTTAATGATTTGTTGAGCTGCTGAATTGCATTACTTTGTTTTTTAATTCGGTTTTCGGCAATATCAACTGTAAAGCTTAATCGTTCAAGCACCGTTGTAAGGCTCAAATATTTTTCACGCTCTTCATCAGCTAAGGTTTCAATAAAAGCCTCTTCAGGAGACATGGCGGCAAGTCTCATCTTATACATAGATGCCATTGCCAAAGCCTCAGATGACTTCAGTGAAAGTTGGTGAAGTCTTGCTGCCTTATTTCTTTCATTATTTGTATTAACCATTAAAGCTATAACAAACAAGGCAACCAAAACTATAAATACAGTAAGCATGTACTAGATACTCATTTCAGACATGTTTTAATAATATTAACCCAGTATTGAATGAAATGCTGAATTATTAAAATGATCCTTCAGATAACTTATGAGCATTAATTGACATTTTGTACCAACTGGCAGAAGTTGGCCAGTCATTCTGCAGTATTTGGCCAACTCATCAATTTTAATATAAATTGTTGAAAAATAATAAACACAATAAAATTAATATAATTCAGTGATTGGCATTTTATTACAATAAAACCTATTCCGTTTTAGTCTCCTTAAAGATCTTTTCTAGCAACTCAAGCATTTCATCTGAAAGTTCTTTTCTTATAATCCACTCAGTCTCAGTAATTTGCCACGCAACCCCATGAGTTATATTAAAAGTTGGTGTTGGCACATGTGCATCTCCCTTATGTTTATCTGCTGGCGCAAACTTTGCTAAAGGCATCCTTATTCGCGCAAGCTTTAATTTTAAAGAATAAATTTCAGGCTGATATTTATTATAAATAGCCATTTCTGGCTTTTTTTAAAATCTTTATCATTCAGCACCCTAATTATTTCATACGCTCCAAATAACCAAAGAGTTGCTTGCGACAAATGCTCAATAGTATATGCATTAAAATCTAAATCTCCCTTATCACCTTTCATAAGGTTTTTTATAATAATTTTATCGAAAAACACTAAGCGTGAGTCTAGTCTCCCTAAGCTTTGGAATGTGGAGATAAAAAAAGGCTCTACTTTTCCTAGCGCAAAAGAAGCCTTGACCCATCTATTTAATCGATCTTCATCAATAAGACTCATATATGCTAAGGCAAATAAAGGCGCCATTTCTTCTTTTTGATCTATCATGCTATGCCCAGTTAAAAATAATATTAGAATATAGGATAACTTGTATTTTTGAGACGTTGATATGACGAGCGAATTAATTAAAATTTACAACCATGCAGATTCTCGTATTGCTGATCTACTGGCTGAAATAGACAAAAAGGGAGAGGTCACAAAAATCTACGACCTCAATGGTAACGAGCTAAAAATTAATTTTCTGCGAGATGAAGTTTACTATAATAAAGCTTGGTGGCATTTTCAGAAAAAACAAAAATAAAATTACTTTTCAATATGATAGTTCTCATCAAAATAATAGTTATCAGAAATATCTAACCACGCTTTTAATTCATGCTCAAATTCAAGTACTCGGTTTTTAAACAACCGAATAACTTTATTTTTCTTAAAGCTGAAATGTGAAGCTTCAGGTGGTAATTCACTCCAGTCTACTTCACCATGTTCAACAAACCAGTCCTCCCAGGCAATTTGAATCTCTGTGATATAGAACTCTTGCTTTTCTTTGTTCCATGCAAAAGGGAAGGGCGTATTTAGTTTCTTAACATGTTTTCGGATGAAGTACTTACTTTGTTTATGTGTCTCTATAAATTTTTCCAGTTGAGTTTTGATAAAATTGTATGGAACATCAATTTCTAAATTTTCCGAAACTTCAAAGGCCTCAAACGTGTCAATTTCTGAGATTACCCGTTGTTTCTTATTCCATTCCTTATAGTGATTATTATAATCAGCTTCGGCTACACTCATAGCTTCAGCAAAATCTAATCGACGTCCACGTTTTTTCAGATTCACATACCGTTTTAAAGTATTCCATGATTCATGCAAGGTGATCGTTTGTAGTTTTGGAATCGAAAACCCGTCTTCCGCATATCTTGTAGCAGCTTCATGCCGTAAATCATGAAAGCGTAAATCCTCAATTTCTAGCGCATTACAAGCACGTGTAAAATAAACAGAGACTGTTCTTGAATTAACCGGAATAAGTAACTGATCTGAATAACCAAGTTCTAAGATTCGTTTACGGGTATCATGCTCTAAAAATTTATTTGCGAGCTCAATTGCCTTAGGCTCAAAGTGGGCATATTTGTGATTACCTTCAGATCCATCGGGATGCTTTGCATCACGTACCAGCCATTGTGAATTTGCCCGATCAAAGTCCGTCAAACGTAGAGTACACATCTCATCTTCACGTCTACCCGAGTAAATCGCGAACCACATAATAAGATGCATTGGGACAGATTTTTTCTTACGCTTCCATGTTTTATAAAAAAAAGTCGTCAAGGCTTGCAATTCTTCATCTGTTGGCAGGCGGTCACGTAATTTGCTCTTTGTAACTATTCGGGCCTTGGTTAAGCCGATTAATGCTTTCTCAAATTCTGAAATAACATTTTCAAGGGGCTCACCCCAAACGAATTGAGCGTGGACCAATACAGCTTTTATATGGCTTAAATCTTTCAATGCGGTGGAAGGTGCAACCCCATCACGACCAGTGATTGGATCTCCTTTACGTCTCCAGATAGCAAAGTCAGAAAAATCTTGTCGTGTTAATGAATAGATATTTTTCTCTGAAATCTCTAAACTAGCGATAAATTTCAAAGCACTTGTTTTTGATTCCGCGAAATTATCCGCCTCATCTAAATATTGAGTAATAAATTCAGCTAAAGTTTTATGCTTAAGTTCCGCATCCGGATTTAGCATCTTTTCTGGATTCAACTCAATTTCAGCTTTAGTTCTTTTTATCCACTCATCAGCTAGTGATTTCTTACTGAATGTCTTTGATGCTTTATACGGTGGATAACCTTCACGTTGAACTCGAACTTGTGCTCTGTAGCGTACTGTGCCGTTTTTAAGTTGACGTTTAGTGACTGTTCCCAC